ATGAACGAGAAGCTGATGAACCAGGTCGCCGAGATGAAGAAGCAGACCATCGGGGTTGAGGTCGAGATGAACAACATCGAGCGGAGCAAGGCCGCCAAGCTGGCCGCCGAGTTCTTCGGCACCCGCCGCTACCAGAACACCGCCACCCGCAACGGTTACATGACCTGGTCCGCCTGGGACGCCCAGGGCCGCGAGTGGAAGTTCCAGAAGGACGTCAGCATCCACGGGCCGGACAGCGAAAAGTGCGAGATGGTCACTCCGATCCTGACCTACGCCGACATGGACCTCCTCCAAGGGTTGGTCAGGCACCTGCGCAAGGCCGGGGCCAAGAGCGACGCCACCAGGGGTTGCGGAGTCCACATCCACATCGGAGCCAAGGGCCACACCCCGCAGAGCCTGCGGAACCTGGCCAACATCATGGCCAGCCATGAACGCCTCCTGGCGGACGCCCTCAACCTCGACCGGGGCCGGATGAGCCACTACTGCAAAACGGTGAACCCCGCCTTTTTGGACAAGCTGAACCGGCAAAAGCCCACCACAATGGCCGACCTTGCCGAGGTTTGGTACACCTGCAACAGCAGGAGCTACGAGAGCCGCAGCGCCCACTACAACGAGAGCCGCTACCATATGCTCAACCTCCACGCCACCTTCACCAAAGGCACGATTGAGTTCCGCCTTTTTCAGTTCGACGCACCGACCACCGATCGCAAGAACGGCCTCCACGCCGGACAACTGAAAAGCTACATCCAGCTTTGCCTGGCCCTCAGCCAAATGGCCAAAGCCCTCAAGAACGCCAGCCCCAAGCCCCAACAGACCGACAACCCCAAGTACGCCATGAGGACTTGGCTCCTCCGGCTGGGGTTCATCGGAGAGGAATTCGCCACCGCCCGCGACCTCCTGACCCGCCGCCTCGCCGGGAACGCGGCCTTCCGCAACGGAAGGGCCGCCTGACCCACCCCGGCTCCGCACCGCCCCGCCTAACCCGCCACAAGCGGGCTTTAGGCAGTAGAAGGGGATGCCCTTCGGAAAGGACGGATCGGAAATGGCGAAAAGGTTTTACATTGCCTACGGCAGCAACCTCAACCTGCCGCAGATGCGGGGACGCTGCCCTGGGGCGACTGTTGTCGGCACCGCAGTCATCGAGAACTACCGACTGCTGTTCAAGGGGAGCAAGACCGGCTCCTACCTCACCATTGAACCATGGGAGGGAGGCAGGGTGCCAGTGGCGGTGTGGGAGGTCACGGCGGCGGATGAGCGCAGCCTCGACCGCTATGAGGGCTACCCCGTGTTCTACCACAAGATGGACATGGAACTGGAGGTAACGCTGGCCGGCTCCGGCGAGGTGCGCACCCTGGAGGGTTTTGCCTACGCCATGTACGCGGACAGGCCCCTCGGAACGCCCAGCAATTCCTACTTCATCACCTGCACACAAGGGTATCGGAGCTTTGGCTTTGACCCGCGCATCCTTCTGGATGCATACGCAGACAGTAAAGGGGAGGCAGTTTTATGCGCGACAAAACAGTGAGCGAGCACGTCTGCCCCAGGTGCGGGCGGACATACACCGAGCGCCCAGCCATGGCCAGGGACAACAGCGGCCCCATCTGCCCCGACTGTGGGACACGAGAGGCGCTGGAGAGCATCGGTGTGGGTGCGGATGAGCAGGAGCGCATCCTCGACACCATCCATCGGCACCAGATGTAAATATAACCGGCGAGACGGCGGGCGGCTCCAATTTGGGCCGTCCGCCTGTTTTGTGCTGCTATTTTTCAGAAAGGGCGATAAAGTTGCCAAGAAACGGAACGATTGAAGAAACCCCTGGCTATTGCAAGGCGGAAGACCTGGCGAGGCTGTTAACCCTGTCCGCCCAGAGCATCAGCCAACTCACCAGAGATGGTGTACTGAAGAAAAGGGACACCCCCGCCGGGAAACGCTATAACGTGGTGGAGTCCACCCAGGCTTATATACAGTACCTTCGGGACAAGGCGGCTGGCCGCAAAGATGCCTTGGAGCGGGAGGCGCTGGAAGCCGAGGTGCGCATCAAGAAGGCCAAAGCGGATATTGCCGAACAAGAGGCCAAGGAATTCAAGGGATGGCCAGTCTGATGGAATGCCAGCTATATAGCGCGAAGGGGGCGTATAGGGGGAAGGTGGTGGTATGGCAAATGAGAAGAATCTAATACCGTTTACCAGCGACCAAAGCCATGATGAAGCCGTGAAAAACGGCAAGAAGGGCGGCGTGGCGTCCGGGGCGGCCAGACGGCGGAGAAAAACCATGCGGCAGACGCTGAATGCCCTGCTGGGTGCCGGCCTGGACGTCAGTGAGCAGGAGTTCGTGGAGAAGGTCACGCCGCGGCTGCTGGCGCTCGGCATCGACGTGGAGGACGCCACTTATCAGGACGTGATGCTGGCCGGTATTCTGATGAAAGCAATCCGGGGTGACGTCCGGGCCGCTGAGTTTATTCGGGATACCGGCGGGGACAGCCCCCATCTGGATATGAAAAAACAGGAGCTGAAACTGCGAAAGGAAGAACTGCGGTTCAGGCAGGAGCTGGAAACAAAGAAAGCTGCGGCTGAGGCGTCTGGCTCTGAAGAAGGGGAAAAGGAGACCGTACACATCTACCTGCCCGACAACGGAAGAGGGGGATAGTGTATGGACAAGGAGATCAGACCACAGCCGGGACCGCAGGAGGCGTTTCTGTCCTCTCCGGCAGATGTGGTGATCTATGGCGGCGCGGCCGGCGGCGGAAAGACCTACGGTATGCTGCTGGACGCGCTCCACTATACCCATGTGCAGGGTTTCGGTGCGGTGTTTTTCCGCAAGAACCACAATCAGATATTCTCCGAGGGTGGTTTGTGGGACACTTCGCTCGATCTGTATACGGGCCTTCCGAATGCTGTCCCAGTCCTGGGAAGATGCCAGTGGAAGTTCATGAACCCCAAAGGCCGAACGTGCTCCAAGGTCAGCTTCAAACATATCGAGCGGGATTTAGACCTCGGAAAATGGCAGGGGAGCCAAATATGCGCCCTGTATTTCGATGAGTTGACCCACTTCAGCGAAAAGACGTTTTTTTATATGTTCTCCCGAAATCGCTCACTTTGTGGCGTAAAGCCGTATACGCGAGCATCATGCAACCCCGACCCTGACAGCTGGGTTGCCAAGTTTATCGAGTGGTGGATCGACCCGAAAACAGGATATGCCATCCCGGAGCGCAGCGGGGTAATCCGCTGGTTCATCCGAATTGAGGAGGTCATCCATTGGGCCGACACCCGCGAAGAACTGTGGGAACGGTTCAATCTCACCACAAAGACGGAGCGGGACAAGCCCAAGTCCGTTACCTTTATTGCCGCTTCGGTCTACGATAACAAACTCCTGCTGGAGAAGGACCCCGGCTACCTCGCCAATCTGGAGGCCATGGCCCTCGTGGAGCGGGAACGGCTCCTGCACGGCAACTGGAAAATCAAAGCTGCCGCCGGGCTGTTCTTCAAGCGCGCCCAGCTTGGAAAAAGACTGGACGCCGTGCCTACGGACGTTGTGCGCTGGGTGCGGTGCTGGGACTTGGCGGCATCCGAGAAAACACAGAAGGGTGACCCCGCCTATACCGCAGGAGTCCTCATGGGCAAGCGCAGCAACGGGCGGTATATCATCGCGGATGTGGTAAACAGGCAGATGGCAGCCTCCGATGTGCGCAAGACCATTCTAATGACGGCGCAAATGGACCGGGACAAATACGGCGATGTGCGCATCCGGCTCCCACAGGACCCCGGACAAGCGGGAAAGGAGCAGGCGGAGTCCTACATCAAATTCCTGTCTGGCTTCAATGTGACCACCGAACTGGAGTCCGGCAGCAAGGCGACCAGAGCGGAGCCCATGGCCGCCCAGTGGCAGGCGGGCAATTTCGACATACTCGCCGGCGAATGGAACGAGCCGTATCTGCTCCAACTGGAGAATTTCCCGGACGGGAAGTTCAAGGACATGGTGGACGCATCCGCAAATGCGTTTTTAGAAATCGAAACCGGGCAGCAGCCTTTTGCTTACTCGTTCGTTTACTGAGGTGAAATATGAGACTTTTCGACATTATTCGTGGAAGGCAAAAAGTGAGTGCCCAGTACCGGCGTGACGGCAGCTTTGTTTCCCGCTGGGCGCGGCCGCCCTCCCGCAACACCGCCGAATGGCTGGAGATGTTCTCAAAGAGCCCACGTCTGGCGGTGGTGGAGAGGATCGCGAGCGACCTTGCCAATCTCAACGGGCATCTGTACCGCGTTGCCCCGGACGGCTCCAAGACTGAGGTCACGAAGCATCCGTTCCTTGACCTGATGGCGCAGCCCAACCCGCTCTATGAGATGACCAGTTCTGCCATGTGGCGGCTCAACGAGATTTACCTGATGCTTGTCGGCGAGAGCTTCATGCTTGTCGAGCGGGACGAATACGAACGCCCGGTGGAACTGTGGAACGTGCCTCCCCACTGGGTCAAGATGACTCCGTACCTCGGCAATCCGGGGTACCTGATCACATCCCCGAGCGGGCTGACCATGACCGTGTCGGTGGATGATATGTTCGTGATGAAACAGCTTAACCCGCTGGACCCGTTCATGCGGGGCCTGGGCGTGGCGGAGAGTGTAGCCGATGAGGTGGAGATCGACGAATATGCGGCGAAGTTCCAAAAGCGGTTCTTCTACAATGACGCCACCCCGCCGTTTGTGTTTGCAATACCGGGCGCCACAAAGGAGCAGCTCGACGTTTTCACAGCCGATTGGGAAAAAAAGCACCGGGGCGTAGACAAAAGCCACCGCATGGCGGCCCTGGGCGGGGATGTGAGGGTTGAAAAGCTGGGGGATGCGCACGGCAAGGACATGGGCTTTCTTGAGAGCCGGCTTGCCATGCGGGACGCCGTGCTGGAGCATTTCGGTGTGCCCAGAGAGATCATGGGCATCACGGAAAACAGCAACCGGGCCACGGCGGACGCCGCTCAGTACATCTATGCCAAGAACGTGCTGATGCCCCGCATCAGCAATCGGCAGCAGGCACTCAATATGCAGCTCCTTTCGATGTTCGGCGACGACAGCCTCGTGTGGGAGTTTGACCCGGTCATCCCCTACGACAAGGAGTTCGACAAGGCCGTGGCGCTGGAGGGGTGGGACGCCGGGCTTCTGACGAAGAACGAGTCCCGCGAGCTGCTGGGCCGCCCCGGTATTGAGGGCGGCGATGTGTATAAGACCTCCATCACCGACCTGTTCCTCCGGGAGAGCGACGACCCGGCCAAGGTGTCGCAAGCCATCCTGCAGGACGGTCTCGATACTACAGCCCCGGTTCCGGGTGAGAAGTCCCTGCCGGCGAGCGTCACGGCCATGCTTCAGCGCGAGGAACAGGCTGTGCGGAAACACAGTAAGTCCTTCGAGGCGGCAATCTCGCGGCATTTCGCCGAGCAGCGGTCGGCGGTTCAGAAAGCCCTGGGGCTCAGCCAGAAAGCAGAGGATACCACTGCCTTCGATGAGCTGAGTCAATACCTGCTCCCTGATGGAACGCTGGACATGGATCTCTGGAACGCTCTGGAGGAGGCCGAGCAGATCCGCATTGCCAACAGCGTGGCCGCTGGACTGCTGGACTGGAGCGCCGAATCCAAAAAGCTGCAGGCCATGTTTATGCCGCTCTGGAAGGAAGCGTATGAGGCCGGGGTCAAACTCGCCGAGGAGTACCACGGCATCACCAACATTACCCGACCGGAGTTTGTATCCGTTGTAAAGGTCAACGGCGCCAAGCACATTGTCGGCATCGAGCAGACCACCCGCGACAGCATCGCGGACATCATTGCTGACGGGATCGCCAACGGCGCCAGCCAAGCCGAGCTGAAGAAGGCCGTCTATGAGGAGATGGATACATCCCACAAGCGGGCCAAGCTGATTGCCCGCCAGGAGACCATGATGTCCCTTGCTACAGGTCAGTTCGACATGATGAAGGCGGCGGGAGCCAAGACCAAGACGTGGCACCACAGGCCGCAGAAGGACCCGCGGGACGGTACGCATGGGAAGGTTGACCACGTTTCCATGGAAGGGGAGACAGTCCCCATCAACGAGACGTTCTCCAACGGGCTCCTCTTTCCGAGAGACCCATCGGACGACCGCCCGGAAGAGGTTATCAACTGCCGGTGTTACCTGACATACGGCGGTTTTTAACAATGCCCGTAATTCTGAGGAAAGGAGGTAGACCGCATGGCAAGAGCACAACGGGGAGTCGCTACACGGGAGAAGAAGTCGGACACACCTCAGCGGGAATATAAGTCGGCCTCATTTGTGCTGGAAAGCGCAGACGAGAGCACTGGCGAGTTCTCCGGGTATGCGGCTGTGTTTGGCAACGTGGATGATGGCGGCGATGTTATCGAGAAGGGAGCCTTCGCCAAAACCATTGTGGAAGACTTCAACCGCATCAAAATCTTGGCGTTGCACAATAACTGCTGGCTCCCGGTGGGAAGGCCGATTGAACTGCGAGAAGATGATCGCGGCCTTTTCATCCGAGGCAAAATCAGCAATACCTCATTGGGCCGGGATATTCGGACGTTACTCAAAGACGGTGTCTTGGGGGAGCTCTCTATCGGCTATGATGCTGTCGTTTTCGACTATGACAGCGAGACCGGCATCCGGCATCTGAAGGAGATCAAGCTGTGGGAGGTGTCCATCGTCACCTGGGCCATGAACGATCAGGCTAAAATCGAGGACGTGAAGTCGCTGGTGGAGGAACTGAGGACCGAGGCCAAGACCGGCAAAATCTCCCGCCGGAGGATGGACGCGCTGAAGCCGTTCATCGCAGTGGTCAAGGAGCTGCTGGAAATCCTCTCGTTCATGGACACGCCTGACGCTGACCCGCCCCCGGCTGATCCGGACGACCCGCCCGCCCCCGCAGCGAAACCCAAGAAAAGCGCAGACCCCAAAAAGCAGACCAAAAACGCCGGGATGGTATTCGAAATCATCCCCAACAAAAACAGGAGGTAATTGAACATGAAACTGACCCAGGAACAGCTCGCCGCCCTCATCGCGCAGGTGTTTGCGAACCTCATCGCGGCGGGCAAGGACCCCAGCGCCATCACCCAGGATGACATCATGGCCGAGATGAACGCCATTATCGAGGCCGGCGGCATTGGCGACCCCGCTGGTGAGGGCGGCGCTCCCGAAGGCGACGAAAGCAAGGGCGAGGGCGAAGGCGAAGGTGAGGGCGGCGACCCCACCATTACGCCTGAGTTCATCTCTCAGGTGCTGGACGCTCTGAAAGCCTGCCAGAAGTCTGCCGGTGAGCCCTCTGCCAAGCCCGGCTCCGGTGAGCCTGCGGCCCAGAAGGGTGCCGAGGGCCCCTCCGCCCAGAAGGGCGCCGCTCCCGCTCCGGCTCCTGCTGCTACGCCCGCCCCCGCTGCCCCTGCGCAGCGCAAATACTCCAGCCTGTTCCTCTCCACCGGCGCATCCCGTGACGGCGGTGCCACCAGCGGTTTCAAGGCCCGTATCCAGTCTATGTCCGCCCCTGAGCGGCGCAAGACCGCCTACGGTATGTTCGGCCGCGCCGTGAAGTGCATCCACGCCTCTGGAGGCGAGGTCGAGCGGGCCGCCTATGTCGCCGAGCACAAGTTCAACGATGCTGAGATGGCCCGCGAGTTCAAGGCCCTGGCCGCGACCCAGCCCACCGATGGCGGATACCTGGTGCCGGAGGTCTATGCGGACGAGATTATCGAACTGCTGTACCCCGCCACGGTCATCTACGACCTGGGCGCCCGCCGGCTGGCCATGGATCACGGCAATCTGAACATCCCCAAGCTGAAGACTGGTACCCGCGCCATGTACACCGGGGAGAACCGGAAGATCCCCAAGACCGCCCCCAAGTTCGGCAACATCCGCCTGTCCTCCAAGAAGCTGACCGCCCTCATTCCCATGAGCAACGACCTCCTTCGGTCCACCAGCTTCGACAACGACGTCATCGTGGGCCAGGACGTGACCAAGCAGATGGCCTTGGGCGTGGATTGGGGTGCTTTCCGCGGCACCGGCGGGGAGTTCCAGCCCCTCGGCCTGTTCAACAACAAGGCCGTCCAGAACATCAAGGCCGCCGATGCCGGCACCTCCTATGCCAGCGCCGATGGCGTTCTGACCGCCATGTTCCCCAACTTCCTGGTCGCCTCTGTGCTGAAGAACAACGTCTATGCTGATGCCCTGGGCTTCGTGTTCAACACCAGCGTGGAGCAGTTCTTCAAGTCCATGCGCGACCAGGTGGGCGGCTTCATCTTTGCTGAGGAGATGAACAAGCAGCGCACCCTGGCGGGCTACCCCTACCGCACCACCAACCTGATCGACACCGAGGATGGCAAGACCAAGATCGCCTTCGGCAACTGGAACGACCTCATCATCGGTGAGCAGGGCGCCCTGGAGATCGAGACCAGCCGCGAGGGCTCCTGGACTGACGAGGCGGGCAACCTTGTGTCCGCTTTCGAGAACGACCAGACCCTCATCCGGGCCATCGACAACGTGGACGTGGGCCTGCGCCATGACGAGAGCTTCGTGGTGGCTACCGGCGTTGCCGTCCCCGTCTAATCTGAGAAGGAGGAAATGAGACAATGAAGCGCAATCTGTTTCAGAACGTGACTGCGATCCCCTACAAGTCCGGCGAGGCCATCGACCGGACGGGTTTTCTCTCCGCCGTCATCGGCGCCAACGTTGCGTCCGGCGCCACGATGACCGTGAAGGTGGAGCACAGTGACGACGGTGAGACTTTCGCGCCCGTCACTGACGAGCGGGTGTTCCCTGAGAAGCAGACCACCGGCGGGGAGTACACCTTCAAGAACGAGCCCATCGAGGCTGCGGATGATGAGGGTGACGTGCCCGCTGGTGGTGTGGTCAACATTGATGTTGACCTTGTGGGCTTGAAGTCCATTGTGAAGTTCACCGTCACCGGGAACGACGAGACCACCGGCGGCCTTGCGGTCGTGCTGGGAGACGCCGCCGTTCAGCCGGTGTAAGGAGGGCCACGAAATGCCGAGGTTCTATGACATCGTAAAGCCGTCCGCAAACAAGGCGGCTGCCCCCGGCAAGGAGAAGAAGGCCGGAAAGCCGCCTGTCGCGCCCCCTGGCAAGGGGGAAGGCAAGGGTGCGCCTCCTACCCCCGGAGGCAACGGGGACGGCCAGGAACGGCCCGAGAACGCCGAATAGAGGGTCAAGGGGCGGTGGGGCAACCTGCCGCCCCTATACTGACAGGAGGTTTGTATGCTTGCGAATAACGCACTTACCACGCTTGACAGGATGAAGCTCATGCTGAGCCTTGATGATGAGACCGACGAGCGCACCTGTACCCTCGTTGAACTGCTGATCAATAAGGCGTCGTCCTGGGTGGAGCAGCAGGTGGGCAGACCCCTCGGCAAGAACACCTACCGTGAGTTCTACGAGGCCGACGGCCAGCAGGAGCTGGTCACGCTGAAATACCCAATCGTCAGCGTTGACTATGTCAAAGAGGCCGGGAGGATTGTCCCCCCTGAACTCTACGACTACGGGCAGACCGCCAACATCGGCGTCATCTACCGGGATGACGGCTGGCTGAGGGCCGGGTACCGCCGGGGCCTTGCCAATGACATTATTGAGACCAAGCGGAACATTGAGGTGTGCTACACGGCAGGCTATGTGCTTCCGAAGGATGCCACGGACGAGGAGCCCCAGACGCTCCCAGCAGACCTGGAGGGCCTTGTCTGGGACATGGTGTCCCAGGCGTATGCGAATATGCAGAACGGCTCCCAGGGGCTGAAATCCTTCTCCATCTCGGATGTAAGCTGGACCTTCGACAAGTCCACGCCAGCCGCCTGGCTGCAGATTGTCAATCTGTACAGGAGGTATTGATGTGGACGGGATAGAGCGGCTCCTGGAAGACTTCAACCGCATCAAAGCCGCGTGCCAGGAGATGGAGCAGAAGAAAATCCGGGTGGGCATCGTTGGTGGTAAGGCGGACTCCGATATTATGGCCATCGCCCACGCCCATGAGTATGGCGCCACTATCAAGCCCAAGAAGGGAAAGTACCTCGCCATCCCTCTGACCAAGGAGGCCCAGGCCGCCGGCTCTCCCAGAGCCTTCAGCGACCTGCGTTTTGTCAACGCGAAGGACGGCAAACTCCTCATGGTCCGGGACAAGAAGAAACGCGGCGGCAAGACGGAGAGTGAGGCGATGTATCTGCTGGTGAAAAGTGTTACCCTCCCGGAACGTTCCTTTATCCGGGCGAGTTTTGACGCACAGCAGAAAGAACTGGGCAGCATCGTGACCGGGGCAATGGTAAAGATGCTGGAGGGGACCATCACCCCCACCGCTGCGGCAGAGTCCATCGGGGCCCAGGCCGCCCAGCTGGCGCAGAGCTTCATCGATCAGAACAGGGTCACACCGAAGTCTGATTTCGACCACAAGACGCAGCACACCACGCTATATGAATCCGGCACACACATCCGTGACCGGATTGCTTACGAGGTGGTAATAGAATGAATTTTGCGGCAACACCCAGGCTCCCCAGGGCCTTGCTTCACTCGCTGAAGGTCTATGAGCGCACCTTTGTCCGCGATGGCCCCGGCGGGCAGTCCCGTCCGGTCGAAAAGGCGGTAAAGACGTTCAAAGGCATCGTCATGCCGCTATCGGACAAGGACCTGAAGGATCTGCCGGAAGGGACGTACACCGAGAACTCGCAGAAACTCTACACCGATGACCCGGTGGAGATCGGCACCAACCAGATCATTGAGGACACCTTCGATGGCCAGAGATACACCGTCAAGACCTCGCTGAGCCACAACAGTATCCACCCCATGGTGCGGTACATCGTGGAAGGGGTGGTGAAGAAGTGACGTTCGTCCAGGCCCGTAACGCTATTGTGTCCGGCCTTGAAGCGCACACCGGTCGTCCTGTTGTTCTGTCTGACCAGATAGCGGACCGGCCAGAGTTCCCATACTGCTACTACAGTGTCCTGACACCGCGCACATCCAACCACGCCTTTGGGCGGCATGAGGTCGTGGGGGATGAGGAGCAAGGCTACCGCCACATACGTTCCGAGCCGGTAGAGGCAACGATGTCTTTCACCTTCTGCGGTCAGAACCGGGAGGCTGAGGACGGCAGCTATATCTACGGCGAGGATGAGGCTCTTGGCCTCGCTGACAAGGCGCACGGGTTCTTCCTGCTGAACGGGCATTGCATCCTGGTCGGCAGCGAGGATATCGTGATCCGCAATGTTGGCTCCGTCGCAAACCGGAGCGGATTTGTGGTGGAGGATACCGTTCGCCGGTACGGATTCGATGTGCGCTTTGCCTATATCCGCACCGACGAGATGCCGGCCACCACTATTCGGGAGGCCAATACCCCAGGAAACGCACACCAGTAAGAAGGAGGAAACGCAAAATGGCAAAAGACGTAATTGTCGTTGTGAAGCGCGACGCGCTGCCTACGACAAAGGAGAGCCTTGACATTCTGCTCATCTCGACCACCGGGGCCCAGCCCGTCGGTGTGTACCGGGATGTTGAGAGCGTCAAGGCTGTCTATGGGGATGATGGAAAGACCCCCAACTCGAAGATTGTCCGCAAGGCGACCACCCTGATGAACCAGGGCAAGACCACGCTGGCCGAGACGCTGGTCAACAAGTTCAAGATCGTGGGATTCGAGCCGCCCACCGCATCCCCCGCTGTCGCCGCTACCTTCGTTATCGATTTCGACAACGATGTGTTCCCGTTTGACGCCCCCGCCGCGAAGCAGAAGCTCTACGTGCGGATCGGCGGCGACGACAAGGCCGTGGTCACGCTGACCGCAAAAGTCGAGATCGAGGACGGCATGAAGCTGGCGGCACAGTTCAACGGGGCTTCCTTTACCAAGGGCGGCAAGACCTACACCGCCTCCGCGAAGGACACCGTGGTCACGTTCACCGCCACCGAGGGCGGCAGCACCGACTCCATTCCTGAGCGCATTGAAATCTTCCTGGACGAGGCTATGTCTCAGGAGTTCGTCGCCACCGGGAAAAAGACCTTCACCAACGGCAAGGACGCCATGACCGCCGCTGACAGCCTCATCGAGACCATCAAGGAGTTCCAGCGGGACGAGGACGATGATTGGTACTACTTCCTGACCGACCGGGACGAGCCGGAGTTCGTCAAGACCCTGGCAAAGTTCGCCGAGGCCAGTGAGCCTACCGAGGCGGAGCTTGGCACCGGCGTGGAGGATCACCGGAAGTTCTACATGGGCCAGACCAGCGACCTCGACTTCGCCGACAACACCGCCCGCGCCGCTGTCATCTACACCGAGGAGAAGTACCTCAGCGAGGAGCCCGACGCCTCCTACACCGGCAACGTCGGCCCGTTCTATCCGAAGAACGTGACCTGGAAGTTCAAGAGGCCGCAGGACGGCAACGCCGCCACCAGCGAGGGCACGAAGCTCATCAGTCGGCCCAAGCTGACCGAGGGCCAGCGCAACCAGCTGAACGAGAACCATGTCAACTATCTCACTGAGGAGTACAAGCGCCAGTACGTCAAGGAGGGCGTCTGCCTCAACGGTGAGTTCATCGATGTGGTGCTGGGCGGCGACTGGATCGCCAAGCGGATGCGGGACCTGCTTTACGACATCCTGCTGGAGAACGCCAACATTGACTACAGCGACGCCGGCTTTGGCCTCATTGCCACAGCGGTGCTGCAGGCTCTGGCTGAGGCGGCGGACGAGGATCACAACATCGTGGCCCGTGACCAGGAGAGCAGGGCTGGCATTTTCACCGTGAATATCCCGAAGTACGCGGAGAGCACGGAGGAGCAGCGCCGGAACCGGGTCATGCCCGACATCACCTGGGAGGCCCTGCTGTGCGGCGCCGTCCATCAGGTCAAGACCAAGGGCGTCCTCCGGGCAACGCTCTAATGAGGAGGTAAAAAGCTATGCTGAAGAACTATGACCCGCTGAAAGTGAACGTCGCCTACAACGGCAGACAGCTGCGTATGTTCGGCGATAGCCTGTTCACGCTGGCCCGTGACGAGGCCAACCACTCGATGAAAAAGGGCGTCAAGGGCGACACCACCTACATCATGAACGCAAACAAGGCCGGAAAGCTGACCATCACGCTCCAGCAGGAGTCCCCGGACATCCCCTACCTGGAGCAGTGCGCCGAGAAGAGCGTCCAGGCGAACCTCGCCATCACGGACGCCAACGACAACGGCAAGATTTTCTTCGCCCAGAACTGTATGGTGGAGAAACTGCCCGATATCGTGCGCGGCAAGGACGCCCCGGATGTTCAGTTCGTGTTCCTGATCCCCGACATCCTCATCATGTGATGAAGGCCGGGAAGCACAGCAGCCACAAACATAGCAGGCGGGGCCGGAACGTGATACCGTTTCGGTCCCGCACTCAAAATTATATGGGAGGCTTTACCATGGCAAGACAGAAGATCGTTATCGTGAACGATGTGGAGTACACGCTCCAGAGCGTGAGCTTTACCCACTACACCAATCTGACGGACCTGTATGTCCGCCCCGCCAGCGGCCGGAAGAACACGGCGAAGTATGCCGACTCTCTCATCAAGAGCTGCGTCATCGCTCCCGCCGAGGTCGCCAAGCACGGCCTGAAGTTCTTTGACGAGCAGGACGACATCGTCACCCCCACCGAGCTGGTGCGTGAGATCGAGAACTTTCTGTCGGAGCGAGCTGAATCCGACGGAAGCGCGGAAAAGAGCGCAACGTAAAGAACGGTTCTGGCGCATGACGTTCTGCATGGGTGGTATCAGCTACACTGAACTCAAGGAGATGGATCTGGCGGAGTTCGCTGAGGCGGAGCAGGCCCGGCTCCTTTGGCAGACCGTGTGGAACAAGAAACCCAGCAAAAACGAATGAAGAAAGGGGGGATGACTTGTGGATGAGGCCCGCAGTTTATCATATGGCATAACCGTAAGAGCAATTACAGAACAAGCCGAGGCAGGTATCCGTAACCTCATGGGGATGCTTGGTACGCTGCGGGCCGAGGCTGCGGGTGATGTGGACATCATCGCTGATACTGAACAGGCGTCCGAAAACATCCGTGATCTTGCGGGTGACATCGGGGACCTTCAGTCCGGCGCTGATGGTACAGACATCACCGTAGACGCAGATACTGACCAGGCTGAGGAAAGTATCCGGGAACTGACCGGCGACATCGGCAGCCTTGGCGAACGATCCGCAGACATTGACATTGAAGTCGATACCGAGCGGGCGCAGACCGATGTTCAAAATCTGGAAGACCGCGTTACCAACCTCGGTCAGGACCCGCCTGATATCGAAGTTGACGTTGACACAGACCGGGCCCACTCCGATTTACAAGACCTGTCCGATGATATCGGGAGCCTTGGGGACGGCGCTGGCGACATCGACATTGATGTTGACGTGGATCAAGCCAGGCGCAACATCCGCGATCTGACCAATGACATCGGGGATCTGGAAGACGACGCTGGCGGTATCGGTTCTGCCTTCCGCAAGTCATTCCTCGCTGGGATAGACAGCGGCAACAGCCTCTCCTCGGCCCTCCGCTCCGGCGTGGGCGGGGCCATCACCCATATTGGCGAGAGGGTGACCGACCTCAAGGAGAATGTTGTCACCAAAATGACGGGCATCAAGGACAGCGTGGTGTCCGGGGCAAGCAGCATCAGGGAAGGGTTCACACACCCGATAGAGACCATCAAAAGCGGCCTTGGCGGGGCGATAGACCACGCCAGGAGCCGGTTCATTGATTTTGTCCGCGGAGCAAATGAGGCCGCAGACGCAGCGGACGATGTAGGCGACGCGGCGAACGGCGCCAGACCAGATGTTGAAAATCTGGGCGATGCGGCGGAGAATACCGGCGGCAAATTTGAAAAGCTGGGCGGCATTCTAAAGGGCATCGGTAAAGCGGCGGCAATCGGCCTGACTGCCGCTACTGTGGCCGTTGGCGGCTTCGCTGCCGCCTCCGTCAACACGGGGATGGCCTTCGATTCGTCCATGTCCCAGGTAGCCGCTACAATGGGCTATTCTGTGGCGGAGCTGAACGACGCCACCTCTGAGGCAAGCCAGAACTTTAACCAGCTCCGAGAGTTTGCGCAGGAGATGGGCGCAAACACAGCGTTCTCCGCCTCCGAAGCAGCTGACGCGCTGAACTACATGGCCCTGGCCGGTTACGATGCCGAGAAATCCATGACCATGCTGCCAAACGTGCTGAACCTGGCAGCGGCGGGCGGCATTGATCTGGCGGCCGCGTCGGACATGGTGACGGACGCCCAGTCTGCGCTGGGGCTGTCAATGGGGGAAACCGCTGACCTTGTAGACAAGATGGCGGCGGCGAGCTCCAAGTCAAACACCAGCGTCCAGCAGCTTGGCGATGCGATCCTCACGGTAGGCGGCACCGCAAAGAACCTGTCCGGCGGCACGACGGAGCTGAGTATGGCTCTGGGCGTCCTCGCGGACAACGGCATCAAGGGCGCGGAAGGCGGAACGGCCCTCCGTAACATGATCCTATCTCTGTCTGCCCCCACGGACAAAGCGGCGGCTCAGCTGGAAGCATTGGGCGTAAATGCATTCGATGCAGAAGGCAACCTGCGTCCGCTGAACGAGACCTTTGGTGATCTGAACGGCGCTCTCTCCTCGCTGACGCAGGAGGAGCAGACCCAAGCGCTCAATGAGATATTCAACAAGGTAGACCTGAAGTCCGTAAATGCCATGCTCGGCACCAGCGCAGAGCGTTTCGATGAGCTGGGCGCGGCTATTGACGGTGCGTGGGTCAACATGGGCAGCCTGTCCGATTCACTGTCCGATGTTGGAATCGACCTCACGGCCATGCAGGGCAACCTCGGCAAGCTCGGTATCAGCGAAAAGGCGTTCTCTGACATCCTCAAGACCTCCGGCGGAAACGCCGAAGCCTTTGCCGATGCACTTCTGGAGGCCGCAGACGCTGGCACATCCCAGGAGGATGTCGTTAAAGCCCTCGGCGGGGACCTCGGAGACCTGCAAACCGCCTTTGACAACACATCGGGCGCGGCGCAGGCCATGGCCGATACCCAGCTTGACAACCTGGCCGGTGATATAACGCTGTTCAAGAGCGCCTTGGAGGGCGCTCAAATTGTTATTTCTGATGGGCTGACCCCATCCCTGCGGCAGTTTACACAGTTCGGCACAGATTCGGTCACGAAACTCTCGGAGGCGTTCCAGGAGGGTGGCCTGACCGGGGCGATGGGTGCCCTCGGCGGAATCCTGAGTGACGGCCTCGGCATGATCGTCGAAATGCTACCGACCGCAATTGATGCCGGGATGCAGCTGCTTGGCGCGCTGGGCCAGGGGTTGTTGGACAACTCGCCGCTGATTATCGATGCGGCAATCCAGATCGTGACCCTGCTGGGTGACGGCATCCTGAGCAGCCTGCCAGTGCTGGCCGGGGCGGCCATGGAAATCATCGCGTCGCTGGCGTCTGGCCTCGGCGATATGCTTCCCACGCTGATACCGTCCATGGTCGAGACAGTGATGCTCATGGCCGGGACACTGATAGAGAATCTGCCCCTGGTGATTGATGCTGGGATGCAGCTCATCAGCGGTTTGGCTGACGGTATCATTGGCGCAATTCCAGTGCTCATTGGGCAGTTGCCGGAGCTGATTGACCAGATACTTGGCTTCCTGACAGAGAGCCTGCCCACCATTCTGGAGCAAGGTTCCACCATTCTGCTGTCGCTGACAGACGGCATCATTGGCGCGATACCCACGCTGGTCGAAATGCTGCCGGAGGTGGTCACGTCCATCTGCGGCTTCGTCACAGAGAACCTGCCCACGATCCTGGAACAGGGCGTCCAGATACTCACCTCGCTGGCCACCGGCATCATAGGGGCCCTGCCTGAACTGATCGGACAGATACCCGCCATTATTACCGGCATCGTTGGCACCCTGAGCGAGAACTTCCCCTCCATAGTTTCGACCGGCGTGACCCTGCTCCTGGAGCTGGGGGCCGGTATCATCTCTGCGATACCTCAGCTTGTGGCGCAGTTGCCGGCGATTGGAGCGGCTATTCTCGGTGCGTTCGGCGAGATACCCGGCATGGTGCTTGGCGTTGGCAAGAGCATTGTGGAGGGCCTGTGGAGCGGCATATCATCAATGGCGAGCTGGGTGGCTGATAAGGTCAAGGGCTTCGCAGGCGACATTGTAAACGGCATCAAGGGCTTCCTGGGCATCCACAGCCCGTCTACTGTATTCGCTGAAATCGGCGACAATATGGCCTTGGGTCTCGGTAAGGGCTTCGGTGACAGCATGAAGGACGTCACTGAGGACATTAAGGGGGCTGTCCCGACAAATCTGGATGGGCCTGAAATTGATGTTCCTGAGCCGAACGGCCCTGCTGATGTGACCTATGGTGTGTATCCGAATGTTGAGGGAATTGACGAAATCGGAAACGCCATTGCTGATTCCGTTTACAAGGTCAGCCCCATCATTGAGGACGTCAATACTCCGTCCGTTTCCGATGTTACCTACAGCGTGAACCCGCTTGTTGAAGACTTCAATCCCCCAAGCTACGAACAGTATGCCGGCGATGAAGACGGTGAGGGCGGCTATCCTGAGCAGGTTGATGGCGGCGGCAACGGCGGCATCCCTGAGCCGGACGGCGGCTCTACCGGGAATGGCGGTGGTGGGTTTACCTTCTCCCCGACAGTCACGGTCCAGATTACGGTTGAGGGCAACGCAGACAGCGAGGCCTTGGAGGAGATGCGGGCGCAGCTTATGGCTGAATTTGAGACCAAGATGAGGGAGCTGTACGATGAGTTCCGCGAGGAGGAGCTTCAGCAGGCGGCTCTCAAGAACCAATACGCATTTTGATTGGAGGAAACATCATGAAAAAACTGTTTGCCGCACTTTTTGCACTTATGCTGTGTGTCATCACTTTGTCTGCCTGCTCCGAGGCGGACAAAGTGAACACCAATCTGTCCAAACAGGCTGATTACTTCGAGTGCGAGCGCAGGATCACCGTTTACAATGCTCGCACCGACACCATCATCCTGGAAGCAGAAGGCTATATGAGCGTCAGCAATAACTCCGCGAGTGAACTGGTCGTGACCTGCAAGGTGGGCCAGAACGAGTATAAGAAAAACTATATCTACCTCAATGACTATACCCTGTACGTTGTTGAGGACATCACGGGGACACACACAGACCCGTACCATTATCAGCTTTATTTCCACACAGAGGTGTTACCCACGGTCGATGTGAAACCATAGCCGAAATTGGAGGTGGCGGTATGGCCTATATACTCACCAGCAGGAAGGGCGGTACAGTCCGCTTTGAGCCTTTGAAAAACGGTGTCGTTGAGAAGGAAAGTGAGAATTACAGCAGCACCGTCACCTCCAATCCGATTGAGAACGGTGCCGAGATAAACGACCATGTGAACAACGCATCCGGCACTCTCAATATCTCCGGCGTGATCATCGGCGGAAACAGCGCAATAAACGCTCTGAAAGCTATGCGGGCCTCGCGGGATATCATCACCTATATAGGCGTCACTCGGATGTCCAACCTCGTCTTCACGAGCCTCAAGTTTGACCGCTCGTATAAGAACAGGAACGGCGCATCTTTCTCTGCGACTCTAAAGCAGGTACAGATCAGTTCCGCGGAGTATGTCCCGATGGATGGCGCGCTACCAATGACCAGCCAGGATGATGGAAAGGCTGAAGACCAGCAGCTGGCGAAAACAGCCAACGCCGGCCTGACGATGGTGTCCCTGCAGTCGGTAAGCTCGGCCAGCGTGGAGCGGCATGGTGCAGCGTACACACAGCCCAGCAGTGCCGCTCCGTTGACGAGGCAGACCGGGGCCTATGACGGCCTCGCCGTGTAAGGGGGGAACGAATATGGCCCTGCAGCTGATAGACCTGAACTCTGATGTGCAGTATATCGCCATCGACGTGTCGCGTGTGCCATACACCTTTTCGGTGAAGCTGACTGACCGCACCTACTCGTTCACGGTCAAGTACAACGCCACCGGGAAGTTCTTCACGATTGACCTATACGATGTGAACGGAAACGTCCTCACCTTCGGGGAGATCGTCCGCTATGGCCGTCCCCTGTTCAACGTGGTCGAGGATGAGCGGTTCCCGATCCCGGTCATCATCCCGTCCTGCATTACCGGCGACAGCATCTCCGAGGTCACATGGGAGAACTTCGGGAAGGATGTGAAACTCTACCTCCACGAAAGGAAGGTGGAGTGATATGGCCTTTTGGATCAGGGCGGCCACACTGGTCATCGGGAACAGCAAGTACGATCTGGACGGAATGAACTTCACGTTCAATATTCCCTTCGAGGACAGCGACGAGCCCCCAGTGGCCACCGTGACCGTGACAAACCTCTCCGCTAATACCCGCAACGGCATCAAGAAAGACGATCCCGTGATCTTGAACGCCGGCTACCAGGGGAACGTCGGCTGCATCCTGGTCGGCAAGGTGGTCGGACTGAAGCACAAGCAGAACAATGTGGATTGGTCGTCCACCCTGACCGTCCAGCCCTGTGCGGAGGAAATCCTGGGACGGATCGTCAACAAGACCTACACGGAGAACGTAAAGGCGTCCGCGATCATCCGGGACCTGTTGAACATCTTTGGGGTGGAGGTCGCCAGGTGTGAGTTGTCCATCGACACCAGCTACCCGCGGGGCCGCGTCTGCCGGGGGAATCTGAAGAAGGTGCTCACGGAGATCGTGGTGAATGAGTGCAAGAGCCGGTTCATAGTCCGAACCACTGGGCAGGTCTACATCACAAAGGCGGATGACGGTATCAATAACGGCGTCACGCTCACCCCGGCGACCGGCCTCCTCCGCTCCGACGAGGAAACCGTTGCCATCCAGGTCGAGACCGACCTGAACTCGCAGAAGACCGGGGAGGATCGAAAAGAGGATACCATCTCCCGCTCCTGCCTGCTCAACTACAGCATCGCCACCGCCGAGGTCGTGAAGGTCCAGTCCAGCGACTTGAACGGCAGATTCATTGTGGTGAAGGGCAGCCACAAAGGGGGCCGGACCGGGGATTGGAAGACCTCCATGGAGCTGAAGCCATACTGAGGAGGGATTGCTCATGGGACTGGCCGATGTAAACCAGTACAATTACCAGCGGATTCACGATGACAAACTCCGGGAGTCCATCTGCGTGGCCGCCACGGTGCAGGTAATGTCCTTTGACCCCGCAAAGATGACGGTGAACGTCCAGCCGCTCTCCAAGCACCTGGAGAACGGCAAGTACGAAAGCCAGCCGCCTATCCTGAAGGTGCCTGTGGCCCTCACGCACTGCGGTGGCTTTATCTTCCGCCCCTGGATAAAAGAGGGCGACATCGGCACTGTGGTCTACCTGGATCACGATATGGACGCTACCGTGACCGGGGGTAAGGAGGCCAAGCCCCTGACCGAGCGGAACCACGCCACGACCGACGCCATCTTTGTGGGGGCGCTGGTGGCCGGGAGCTACACGGTGAAGGGACTGCCGGACGAAAGTATCTGCATTGCCACCGAGGACGGCAAGATTTACGTTGCCGTCACCAAGGACAAGGTGATCGTGAAGAACGAAGACACCACCGCCGAGTTCACCGCCACCACGATTGACATGAAATCCACCGATATGAACATCACGCTGGACGGAAACATGACGGTCAAGACCGGCGGTAAGATTTATCTCAATTAGGAGGTGCTCTATGCCAGCAGCAACGAGACAAGGCGACAACTGCACCGGACACGATTCTTGCCCGCCCGTTCCCCTGGTAAGCTGCAGCCCGAACGTCATTATCAACGGAAAGGGCGCAGGCCGCCGGACGGATCAGTATTCTACGCATGGATGCGTCACTCATCCAGGCCACCAGGACATGATTGCCGCCGGGAGCTCCAAGGTTGACATCAACGGTCTCCCTGCCGCCCGTGTCGGCGATGCTGTCTCAATCGGAGGCACCGTGCAGGAGGGCAGCGGCAACGTGATCATAGGCGGGTGACCGCCCCCCCTGTAAGCGATTTTAAGCCGCCCACAGCGGCTTTTATCTTTAGCCCAACCCTTACCCACCTTGCGCCGTATCCCCGCCTTCCTGGGGACACTGCGCAACTCTGTGGCCGGTTCTGAAAGGAGACTTCCCAATGGGACTGTCAAAACTCGCGGCAGGCTGCCAGTCCTGCCCGTATGTCGATACCTGCGACCACAAGCGCATGGAGGCCCTTGGCTTTCTGCCTGAGCCTCCGTTGTCCATGTCTGCCTCCCAGCCTGCGGCAGACTCTGCGGCCCAGCCGCTCCTCCGGGAGACGCGGGAAATCCGGGTGAACGGCAAGCCCGTGACCGTCTATGTGGATGAAATCGAAAAGCAGCTCACGCGAGGGTTGTATGCCCACCTGGGCTTGCAGTTCGGAGCGTAACCCGGATGGAGAAAGGAGCGCGGCCATATGGATGAGGACATGACCTTGCTGATTGACCCTGAGACCCGCGATCTGGTTTTCGATGGGGGCGGCAATTTCGTGAAAATCTATGGTGCTGATACGACCGTCCAGAACGTGCGCCACGCGCTCCTGACCTGGAAGGCTGAGTTCTTCGCCGACCTGGTACATGGCACCGACTATGAGCGCATTATGGGCACGAATCAGAACGAGATAGACATCAACGAAATCCAAGACATTGTCCGAGAGGCCATCTTCCAGGAAGATGAGGTTTCCCGGATAGACACACTCAATGTCTCATATGACGGGCGGAGCGTGACGGCTGAGTTTTCGGCCACGCTCGTCAGCGGCGAGACCATCGAATTGGAGGTGACAGCGTAATGGCGAAACCGAACGAGTGGGGCCTGACCGATGCTGGCTTTAGGCGTCCGACCTATGCGGAGCTGCTGGATGCCCTGGAGTACAAGGCCCGTGAGTTGTTCGGCTCCAAGGCCAACCTGACCGTCCGATCCCCGCTCGGAATCTTCCTGCGGATCTTCGCTTGGGTGCTGAACCTCCTGTTCTCTACTCTGGAGGATGTGTACAACAGCCGGTTCGTTGACACTGCGGTTGGCGCCAGCCTCCTCCACCTTGGCCGGATGATCGGTATACGGCTCCTGGGAGCGCAGAAAGCCATGGGCTACCTGACATTTTACGGCGACGACAATGTGGAGGTCCCGGCGGGCTTTCTTGCCGAGACCACAGCCGGGGTGCAGTATGTCACGCTCAGAGCCGGAGTGATCACAGGCGGCAGCGTGACCCTCCCGGCGTCGGCGGCGGTCGCTGGGCCTGACGGCAATTCCGCCGAGGGAACGATAAAGAACATTTCAAATCCGAAACTCGGCATCAGGTCTGTGACAAACGAGAAAGCCTTTGAAGGCGGCAGAAACACAGAAACCCCCGCCGAGTTCCGGGAACGGTACTACAAATCGGTGGACTTCGCCGGCGGCGTGAACATCGACGCCATTATCGCGGAGATTTACGAGAGCGTTGAGGCAGTCATCGCAGTCGCCGGGGAGGAGAACGACACCGACTTTGAGAGCAAGACCGGGCTGCCCCCTCACTCTGTTGAGATCGTTGCATACGGAGGATTGGACGAGGACGTGGCGAAAGCCATCTACCGCCGGAAGGCCGCAGGCATCCAGACCTACGGAAACACAACGGTCTCCGTGGTCAAGGCTGACGGGAGGCTTTACGATGTCCATTTCAGCCGCCCGACCCCCGTCGGCATATGGGTGAAGGTGTTCAACCTCGTAACGGACAGCAAGTTCCCCCTGGACGGCATCGAGCGGATCAAACAGGCCATCATCCAGCACATTGGCGTGAACACTCGCGGCGGACTGAACATAGGGCAGGACGTTATCAACGTGACCCTGCCCACGATTGTTCTGAAGGTGCCGGGGGTGGTGGACTTCGACCTCCAGATCAGCTCCGATGGTGAGCACTTCAGCTGGAAGAACATCGAGGTTGCTGCCAGGGAGAAGGCCGTCACCGATGAAAGCATGGTGATCGTGGAGTGAAGAACTATCTATCTGAAATGCTGTATGCGCTGACCAGCGCCTACAGCCGGAAGGACTACGATAACCACCAGCAGGGCCGACCGCTGGAGACGAACATCGGCAAGCTGTTCTCTCTGTTCGCCTGGGGCCTGGACATCGTCCAGGAAAACGCGGAGCTGGTAAAGCAATGGGATGACCTGGAGGCGGCGAGGGGCGCTGTCCTGGACAGGTATGGGGCCAACTGGGGTGTTCAGCGGTTCAGCGAGAGCGATGCGCTGTACCGCCTCGCAATCCGGGTCAAGATTCTGTCCCAGCTATCCGGCGGCGATACCGATACAGTCATCAGGGCCGCCGCTGACCTACTGGGCGTCGAGAACCACGATGTTGAGTTCGAGGACGTGTTCCCGGCCAAGATTGCCCTCTATGTGGACTGGCTGCTCCTGACGCAGGAGCGGCAAGACCTGATCGAGCCTATCGCCTGGGCAATCAAGCGCATTGTCGCCGCCGGCGTAGGTATGCGGCTATATGTGAGGACATACCGCACCTACCGCTTTGACATGCCCATTTCCCACGGCGGAGCCATCGGGACGTTCTACAAGTACCTCCCCATCGGAAAAGACCGGGAACTCATCTGGGATATGGCTGTTGCGCACGGCGGATCTGTGGCAACGGATTTTTCCTATACACCAATCGGGGAGGATCGAACCGCGAGGACCGGGTTCTCGGTCGGCCACGCTGCGGTTCAACAGGCGGCTATCTCGGCCTCCCCGGTCGGCAAGGATAAGGCATTCCACAAGCCCGTTTCCGTGGCGCACAGCAGCCTTCTTCCGCCCACCCTTACCGGAGCACTACCCGATACCCACATGGCCTCTGTGGGCCGCAGGAGTGGGCGGGGCGGGGCCTATATGCACAGCCACATCAAACCAAAGCGAATTGACTAAAAGGAGGAGTACCTGTGCCAAAAATTGAAGATGGCTGCTATGGCAGCCTCAAAGGTATTGCCCTCATTGCCAAAGTCCTCGCGGGCCGGTGCCGGATGCACTACACTCGCGTGGCAGCTGGCAAGGGGGCGATGCCGGAAGACCTGACGCCCAAGACCCTCACGGAACCGCCTGAGTATGTCATGGACGCTATGATAAGCTCCGTCACAAACCCGGTTGACGGTGAGTGTCAGGTGTCGGTCCAGATCAACAGCGTTCATGTGGAGAACGGATTCTACTGCACTTGGCTGATCCTCTACGCTGAGGACCCGGACGAGGGCGAGGTCCCGTTCACGGCCCTGTGCCTGGAGAACGAGCCGGAGTGGATTCGCCCGGCAAGCTCCATCGTGGGCAAGCTGGCTCATTTCGACATCATCGCCGCCGTTGGGGATGTGGACAACGTGTCGGCCACTATCGACCCTGACGCCTTGGTTACGCTGGAGTCCGTGCAGCAGCTCATCACCGAGCATGGCCGCGATGCAGAGACCCACCAGGACATCCGGCAAGCCGTGAAAGCTCTGCAGGATAAGCTGGGGGGCGGCGTGGTCCGTGCGGAGCGTATCGAGTTGACCATCCCTGCGGAAGGCTGGGAGCCTGACGACGAGACTGGCGGGGTGTATGCCTACCGTCGGGACATCGCCCACGCGAAGGTGGAGGAGGATATGGTCCCGATGCTGTCGGTCCTGCCCTCATCTATTGGTGTGGCGAATGGCTGCGCCTTGTGTACCACTGCCAGCACTCTCTCTGGGGCCTTGCGCGTCTATGCCGAGAGCATTCCGGCCGAGGAAATCAGCGTGAGTGTCATCCTGCTGGGAGATGTTCACAGCCGCGAGGAAATCACCATCCCGACCGTTGGCTGGGAGGCAGGTAACGACACCGACGGGCTGTTCCCCATCCATATCGATATCGTCAGCGAGGCCATTACAGCGACTCTTACCCCAATGCTCACCATCCTGCCTGAGTCCCTGCAAGCGGCCGGGGACTGCGGATTGTGCCCTGCCACACAGACGATGGACGGCACCCTTCGGCTCTACGCAAAGGAGGCCCCCGCTACGCCCCTCCGTGCCCGCCTTACGCTCCTGGACGCCTCGCAGTATAGCGGCCCGTCTCCCGCTCCTGGCCCGTCCTACTCGCTTCCTGCGGCAGATGGAACAACCTTGGGCGGCGTGATGGTCAAGCCTGGCTCTGGCCTGCAGATTGATGGGAGGGGCAACATTTCCCTCGACACCGCCGGCAGTGCTGAGGTGTCGGAGCTTTTCAATGGTTCCAAGGCCGACAAAGGCCAGGAATAAAAATTATTTAGAAAGGAGCAAAAACCATGTCTGAGAACACTACCCAGAAGGCCGTGACCCTGGACGCCCTGCAGGCGGCCGCGCCCCTCATCGCCACCAAGGCCGAGGTTGCCAAGGTCAAGGAGCAGATCCAGAACATCGAGGCCGCCGGCGTTACCTACGCCACCACCGAGGAGGTTCTGGCCCTGTTCAAGGAGCCGGAGCCCAGCGGCGGCGAAACCACCGGCGAGTAAGACCAGCAAGGAGCGCACGACAGGCCGAGATGTCGTGCGCTCCTCCACTTTTCTTGAACGACATTTTAGGAGGAATAAAAATGCCTGAGACTACTGCTAAGACGAAAAACATCTCCCTGGAAAACCTGACCACTTTCTCTGACCAGATGAAGGCCAAGTACGCCCGCAAGGACGCTATCCCTACCGCCGTCTCCGCCCTGACCAACGATGCCAAGTATCAGACCGAGGAGCAGGTCACCGCCGCCATCAACGCCAAGGTGTCCAGCACCTACAAGGCCGGCGGCAGCGCGGCCTTTGCTGATCTGCCTGAGCTGACCGAGGTCAATCTGGGACTGGTTGTCAACGTGACCGACAAGTTCACCACAACTGACAGCTTCGTTGAGGGTGCGGGTAAGAAGCACCCCGCCGGGACCAACGTGGTCGTCGTACAGTCTGGGGAGGAGTACAAGTACGATGTTCTGGCCGGCTTTGTGGATCTGTCCGGCTATGTGAAGGCCGAGGACATCACCACGGCAACTGAGGCCGAGATCCTTGCGCTGTTCGCAGACGAGGCCCAGGGCGAGTAAGTGGGAGGTAATATCCATGTGGAAGTGGAAAGCGTTCGACCCCCAGTCGTGGGCCGCTCTGCTTTCCTCTCTCGCTCGGTTGAAGGGGGCGGCGGACGAGAATAAGTCCGCCGTCTCTGGTCTTGGAGAAGACTTCGCAAGGCTCTCCGAGCTGACTGCGAAGGACATTGCGGGAAAGCAGGACAAGCCGAAGGGGACTTCATGCACCATTCCTGCAACCGGCTGGGAGAAGGATGAGACAGAGAACTATCCGAACTATTACGATATGCCGGTGACCGGCGTGACAGCCACGGATCGGGTGGAGATAACACTTGCCCCCGCCGGGCTTGATGCGGCGGTTGAGTGCGGTCTGTGCCCGACCTGCGAGTCCATGGAGGGCAAGGTACGCCTGCGGGCCGCCAGTGTGCCCAGTGCCGCTATTGCGGCGGAATACTGGATTGAACAAGGAAAGGAGTAAAATCAATGGCATTTGGAACTGTGAATGTCCCTGGTGTCACCGCGAAAGAGCTGAGGGATGTCTCTGACATTGCGAACGCCGCCAAAGTTGCCGCAGAAGGTGTGCAGGATATTGCCAACAGCGCACAGTCTACGGCGAACGCTGCTCTGGAGAGGGCGAATGCTGCGGATACCAACGCCAACGCCGCGAAGTCCACGGCGGACGAGGCGCTGGAAAAAGCCACCACCAACGAGGGCACCATCGGTGAGATCAGGCAGGCCGCCGCCGACGCTCTCGATGCCGCAAACGCGGCCAAGCGGGATGCAGGCACGGCAAAAACAGCTGCGGAGAATGCGCAGAAAGCGGCAGAGGATGCCGCAAAAGCCATCACCGATCTCAACAGCACCATCAATATCGTTCCTACGCAGAACGGTGCGCTTTACTACACGGGGGCCGTACAAAGCCCCTCATGGAACGGGCTGGACACATCCAAGCTCACGCTGGGCGGAACCACCAGCGGGACGAACGTGGGAACCTACGAGGCCACAGTCACACCCAAAGAGGGTTTCAAGTGGCCGGACGGCACCACCACGGCAAAGACGATTCAGTGGACGATCCAGCGGGCGGTTGTCAGCGTCCCCACCGCGAAGGGGGGCCAGACGTACACAGGGAGCGAGCTGACGGGGCAGTTCAACGGCTACGACACCAGCAAGATGACCATCGGTGGCACCAGTAAAGCGACCAATGCAGGGACCTACAGTGCCAGCTTCACGCCGGGGGCCAACTTCCAGTGGCCGGACGGTACGACTACCGCCAAGACGGTTTCGTGGAGCATTGCCAAGGCGGCGGGTAGCCTGTCCCTTAACAAGACCAGCCTGCCGTTGAACGTCGGCACTTCCGGGGTGATTGCTGTAACGCGGGCGGGTGATGGTGCTATTTCTGCGACGTCCAGCAACACCAGCGTTGCCACGGTGTCTGTCAGCGACACCAATGTGACGGTGACAGGAGAGGCCGTTGGATCGGCTGCGATTACAATCAAAGTTGCCGCTGGCACCAATCATAACGCCCCGGAAAACAAGACGGTGAGCATTACCGCCGTCAAACCAACGGTGTCCAATTCTTCCTGGGATGACATCAAGGCCATTTCTGACGCGGGAACGGCTGCCAGCTACTTCGCCCCCGGCGATACCAAGAGCATCACGCTCAACGGCACGGTGGGGACGCTGGCGCTGAACAACCTACAGGTGGACGCCTTTATCCTGGGCATCAACCACAACGCCTCCAGGGAGGGCAGCAACCGTATCCATTGGGCCATCGGGAAAATCGGTGGCACCCTGATCGCTCTGTGTGACAGCGGCTATAACAGCAACTACACTGACGGCAATAAGCGGTTCAACATGAACCACTGGGGGAACTACAACCGGGGCGGCTGGAAGGGGTGCGATCTCCGCTATGACATCCTGGGCAGCACCAACAGGGCCCCCAGCGGCTACGGCAGCGCTGCGCAGGCGGGCCGTGTAGGGTATGACCCGTCCAGCTATGACATTGTGAACAGTCCCGTGGCCAACACGCTCATGGCGGCCATGCCGCAGGCGGTCCGAAAGGTGATGAAGACCGTTACTAAGTACACGGACAACGTGGGCAACGCCAGCGGTGACACCGCCGGGAACGTGACCGCCTCCGTGGATTATTTCTTCCTGTTGGCGGAGCATGAGGTCTACGGTGGAAACCGTACCTACGCCAACAGCTATGAGAAGAACTACCAGGTGCAGTACGACTACTTCAAAGCAGGTAACAGCAAGCAGGTGTTTAAACACGACGCACGGACTACAGCTGTGTGGGGCCCTCTCCGCTCCCCTCATTACGATTACATCAATTCCTTCTCGGCGCTGGGCTCCGGCGGCTCTGTCAACCTTTACGGTGCCAACCGTTGCGGGGGGCTGCTGGCCGGCTTTTCTACCTAATCCTCCGCAGAGTATCCCGCCCCTATCCCGCCCCCGGAAGGGGGCGGCCCACTGGGGCCGACAAAAACCGGCCCGAAGGGCCGGAACATGGAGGGCGCGTAAGCGCCCGACGCGATTTTTGAAATTTTGCCCCTTTGCTATTTTGTGCTTTTGTGTTATACTGGCCCATATCCAGAATGGCGAAAGAGGTAGAATTATGTCGGTACTCGCTAACAAGCGCATTGTCAGCAAAGCGGAGTTTGTCAACACGGCAAATCAAATATATGTGGAGACGTTAAGCTTTCTGACAAGAATGTCCGCACGATATTCTCGGTTGCTGGCAGAGCCGGTGGCGAAGCTTGCGGGGGAGATTGTTGACCATTCCGAAAAGGCTAACAGCATCTTTCCCATGGATGGAAAGCGGGTTGTGGTGCCTCAGCGCGCACGACTGCGCAGGGCGCATTTATTGGAGGCCATGGCCTCACTCAAAGCACTGGATGTGCGACTGACTCATTGCTACCTGGTCATGAATCAGAACCCGGAAGGCTGTTTTACTACGGCGAACGGGAAAACAGTCAGTTCAAAGGAGGCGATAGAAAAGCTTGATAAAATGTCTCAGAGTTTGGGGGATCTTATCGACCATGAGGATAATCTCCTAAAGGGCCAAATTGACAGCATTGAGAAAATGCTAAAATCCTGACTGCGCGTTGGGTGTACTTCTGATAATTTATCCCGCAGCTGTGTGGGGCCCTCTCCGCTCCCCTAATTACAATAACAACAATAACTTCTCGGCGCTGGGCTCCGGCGGCTCTGTCAACAATTACAATGCAAACAATTGCGGGGGGCTGCTGGCCGGATTTTACGTAAATACGCGGTCAAATGGAGTAGCGAAAGTGAAAGACGACCGACGTAAAAGGAGAGGTACTTCCCTGGGTAACCAATCCCTAAAACTTCCCTCTGATGTCCTTACACGGACGCTTCTTGCATGGCGGGAGAACGTGCCAGCTCCCGTTTCATGTGTATTAGGACAACGCAGATTTAGACGGCACCCTACAAGACAACTGTACGGAGGGAGAAAAAACTTTTTATGAACAGTCAGGAACGCCGGGAGGCCCGGTACCAACGCCGCAAAGCCAAGCGGCAGAAAAAGCGTGAGGAGCGGTGCGCCGCCCTCGGCCCTCTGAGCGAGGTGTTCAGCTATCGGAAAATGTTCTTTTATGGGCGGAAGTGCTGCAACGGTGTCCGCTGGAAGCAGAGCACCCAGAACTTCGAGTTACACCTCTTTTCCGGCACCGCCCGCCGGCGGCGGGAAGTCCTGGAGGGAAGATGGAAACCGAAGAAATGTGTCCATTTCACGTTGTGCGAACGGGGCAAGGTGCGGCCCATCGACGCCCCTCACATCACTGACCGGCAGATCCACAAGACCCTCTGCAATGAGGTGCTGGTTCCCCTGTACACCCCCAGCATGATCCACGACAACGGGGCCAGCCAGATCGGGAAGGGGCTGCACTGGCATTTCAAGCGGCTCAAGCAGCACCTGGCGTGGCACTTCCGGCGCTATGGCCGGGAGGGAGCTGTTCTTCAGATTGACCTGAAGGGCTACTTTCCCAACGCACCCCATGCCCTGATCTACCAGCGGCACCAGCAGCTGATTCTCGACCCGGCCCTTCGAGAGCTGGCGGACAAGATCATCCGTTTCTCTCCCTGTCCCACACCGGGGCGGGGGATGCCCTTGGGTGTGGAGCCGAGTCAGCAGGAGATGGTGGCCTTGCCGAGTTCCATCGACAACTGGATCATGTGCCAGGCCGGGGTCGAATATGAGTGCCATTTCATGGACGACTTCTTGATGACCTTCCCTACCATCGAGGAGGCCAAGAGGGCGGGCCACGAGATTGTGCGGCGGTTCGAGGCGAATGGCATCCGGGTAAACCGCCGGAAGTGCAGTGTCACCCCGCTCACAAAGCCCTTCCGCTTCTGTAAGGCCCGGTTCACCCTGACGGAGACCGGGAAGATAAAAATAAACGGGAGCCGGGACGGAATCAAACGCGCCCGCAGAAAGCTAAAGCTCTTTCACCGGGAGTTCAAGGCTGGCAAGCGGGAGTTCAAGGACATCGAGCAGTACATGGAGTGCCAGAGCGCCTACTACCGCTGTTTCGATGACCATGGGCGTCTGCTCCGCCTGCGGCGGCTCTACCACGCTATCTTTTTTGGAGGTGCAAAATGTTCAGGATCACCAACACCAGAGATGGGAAAAGCCTCGGCATGACCGAGGCCCCCACCTACATCAAGCAGGCCGAAAACGGCTGCTACGTTTTGTGCCCGGAGCCGGAGGCTTCGGGCATCGCTATTTCCGGGGTTCCCTACCGCCTGCTGGGCCGGGAGGCCCCGGAGGGCATGGGGAAACTGGATGCCGTCATGCTGGAGGAAACGGACGCCGGCCCGATGGTCGCTGCGGCCCATAACCTCTCGGCGGACATTGACGGCCTGACCGTAGACCACGAATACCGCATCACCCTGCTGGAGCTTGGTGTGGCGGCAGACAGTGAGACCGTTTGAGAAGGGAGGTGTAGAAGATGCTGTATCGGACCCTTAAGCGCATGATCGAGCGCGGCCAGACCGAGGGGATGGAGGAGAAGCTGGACATCTTCCTGGCGTCCAGCAAGATCACCGCCGAGGAGTACACGGAGCTGATGGGGATGCTGCCAAGCAAAGCCCCGACCACGGAGGAGTAAGCCATGGAGCAGGTCATTCACAAGAGGTACGTCGCTCGGAGGCGGGCGCGGTTCAAAGGCTGCAACGGCCAGCAGGTCAATATTCCATACGGTTCCATCCTGGAGGCCCAGGATGGTTTTTTGTTGTGGAAAGGCCAGCCCCTGTGTGTGGATACCAGCCAGAACGCCCACGAGTTCTTCAGCCAGGACGATGACGGCCAGGGCCAGGAGCGTGGCCAGCTGGTGGCCGCCATCCTCACCCGGCTGGAGACACCGCCCAACGCCGGAGAGAAGTGCCGGGCGGAACTGCAGGCTCGGTGGGATAAGGTGTGGGCCGACCCTCTGTGCCAGAAATACAAGCGGCCGGAACACGAGGACTTCTGGATCTGGAACCACGACTTCTATGATGCGCCGGTGGAGGACCTCTGGCACATCGCCGCCCTGGTGGGGGCGGTAGTCAAACGACAGTAAGCCAATGGGAGGACGGGATACCGTCCTCCCAAATTTATCTTTGGGGGAATGTGTAAATGGAAGTGACAATCAGCGCGGATATGCTCATCGAGCTGGCCGCGCTGCTGACCGCCCTGGGGGTGATCGGTGGCGTTGCCTTATGGTGCCACAGGTTTGTACTGCGGAACAAGAAGCAGGACGAGGCTATCGCGGCAATCCGCAACGAACAGACCCTTATCTGCTATGGGGTGCTTGCCTGCCTCAAGGGTCTTAAGGAGAAAGGGTGCAACGGCCCTGTAACTGCCGCCTTGGATAAGCTGGAGAAGCATCTGAACCAGGCGGCCCATGATGTTGAAGATACAGACTGAACTGCGAAAGGATGATGTGCAACGGACATCTTAAGGTCGATTTTAATCGCCGCTGCCGCTTTGATTGTGGGGGCTGCCCTGGGTATCGTGTTCAGTGCGGCCACTATCCGGCATCTGCGGAAACGGGTGAAGGAACTGCGGACAGGAAAGCCCCGGCCCAATGTCCTGCAGTCGGTAACAAGGTTTCTGTTCGCTACCACCCAAATATTTGCGCTGGGTTGGGTGTCGGTGTCCTACGTCATCGCCGTTTATTCCACCGTCAAGCTATATCAGCCGTTCCCGGTAGTGGAGCTCTCCCAGCAGGCCATTACCACCATTTTGGGAGTGAACGCGCTGAAGGTGCTGGAGAACATCTTCGAGCACAACGAGGGGATGGTATTCGGCAGAAGCAGGCAGGAAGATAAACCGCCCAATGAGGGCGGGGAAGAAGGAGGAGTCGGATAAGCGATGAATACTGAAGAAAGAATCTGGAGCTTTCTGAAGGCCCAGGGGCTCACCGACGCTGGCGCCGCCGGCCTGATGGGGAACCTCTACGCAGAGTCTGGCCTGCGGCCCAACAACCTCCAGAACAGCTACGAGGGGAAGCTGGGCATGGCCGATGCCGAGTACACCGAGAGGGTGGACAGCGGCAGCTACACCAACTTCGCCCATGATTGCGCCGGGTATGGACTGGCACAGTGGACGTACCACACTCGCAAGGCTAACCTGCATAAATTCGCCAAAGATGCAGGTAAGAGCATCGGCGACCTGGAGATGCAGCTTGGCTTTTTGATGCAGGAGCTGTCCACCAGCTACAAGACGGTTCTGGCCACGCTGAAGACCGCCACCAGTGTCCGGGCCGCCTCCGATGCCGTCCTGCTCCAGTTCGAACGCCCGGCGGATCAGAGCGAGGCCGTGAAGGCCAAGCGGGCCGGGTACGGCCAGAAGTATTTCGACAAGTACGCACAGAAAGGAAGTGTCAACACCATGGGATTTTCCAACAGCCCTTTGGCCACGGTCAAGCTGATTTCTCCCAATAAGACCGTCGGCCGGAACCACGCCATCGACACCATCACCATTCACTGCTTTGTCGGCCAGGTGACCGCCAAGCGGGGGTGCGAGGTGTTCCAGCCGAGCAGCAAGCAGGCGTCCTGCAACTATGTTGTGGGCTATGATGGCTCCATCGGCCTGTGTGTCGAGGAGAAGGACCGCTCTTGGTGTACGGGCGGCTACAAGAAGGTGAACGGGGTCAACGTCCCCATCCGGGTGAACGGGATCTCTGGCTCCTCCAACGACTACCAGGCTGTTACCATTGAGGTGGCCTGTGAGGCCAAGCACCCCTACGCCATCACCGAGAAGGCCATGGCCGCGCTGATCGAGCTGTGTACCGACATCTGCCGGCGCAACGGCATCAAGAAACTGCTGTGGTCCGGTGACAAGAACCTGGTGGGCAACCCCGCCAAGCAGAACCTCACGGTTCACCGCTGGTTCGCCAACAAGGCGTGCCCCGGCGACTACATCTACCAGCGGCTCGGCGACATCGCCGCGAAGGTGAACGCCAAGCTGGGGGCCACTGGCGCGGCCCCGGTACAGCCCTCCGCTCCCGTGAGCAGTGTTCCCTATAAGGTCCGCATCACCGCCGCCGATCTGCGCATCCGCAAGGGCCCCGGCACCAACACCGCCATCGTCCAGAACGCCATCACCCCCGGCGTCTACACCATCGTCAGCGAGGCCACCGGCCAGGGTGCCACACTCTGGGGCAAGCTGAAGTCCGGCCAGGGCTGGGTGTCGCTGGACTTCTGCAAGAAAATTTGAGGAGGAAAACATCATGAACGAATTCCTGTCCACTCTGTTGCAGGCCGTCATCATCGCGGCCGTCCCCATCTGCGCTGGTGCCGCCGTCAAGGGCGTCCGGGCCGCCGTCCAGTACCTTGCCTCCAAGTCGGAGAGCGAGATCGCCAAGAAGTATCTGACGGACGTGGCCGACGCCATCAGCACAGCCGTCACCTACACCAGCCAGACCTATGTGGATGCGTTGAAGAACAGCGGCAAGTTCACCAAGGAGAACCAGGAGGAGGCTCTCAAGAAAGCGGTGGAGCAGGCTGAGAAGCTGCTGACCGCCGAGGCCCGCAGCTTCCTGGAGAAAGCCTACGGAGATCTGAACGCCTACCTGGTCAGTAAGATTGAGGCCGAGGTCCGGGTACAGAAGCAGCAGGGTAACACCATCACGCTGGGCGAGCCGTTCACCGCCGAGCTGAAGGAGGCCCCCGACGTGACCACCGTGGCTGCCGCCACCGCCGCGGCGACCGCTGCCGCCGTGGTTCAGAGAGCTATCCCCCAGACAGCCCCCACCGGCACCCCTGACAGCCCCCAGGAGGGCGGGGTGGCCCCGGCAGTATAAATCGCGTCCACACCTCTGCTCCCCGTCTGTGGGTCGGGAAACGGCGGACGTGGCCGCAGTAAGCCCCCTTGCAGGTTTCGGCCTGCGAGGGGGCTTTTTCGTTTGCGGCAAATTCCCAGACGTTTGGGATTTTGGGTTGAATCAATGCCGGTTCATCTGGTGGTCTTGCCGACCCAAACCTGGTATCCCATCACCGTTTTAATTTCGGTTGCTTTGAAATCCCTGGCATCCCTTTCAGTGTTTTGCCGCACCCGGAGAATTGCGTCCTTTGAATCTGTGCCTACCGCCAGGGTTTTGTGGCCATGTAAGCCGGAAAAAGAATCGTTCCAGGTGTTAAAAGTTACTTCATACAGTTTCATTATCCAATCCTCCATTTTGTTCTCCCTTTCGGTATGGACATATTCGCTCTAAATGTGGATAATAGCAAGTCAATTCTAAGAATAAACTACATAATTCCACTCCGGCATATTTGTGTAGTTTACGTGGCCATAGCTCAGGGGTGCGGCCCGCTTGCCATGATGTTGTACGAGAGCAAGCCCCCTCTGGGGCTTGGCTTTCGGCTGGGGGTGGTTTACCGCCCGGTGCGGCATTCCCATTCGAACTCGGCGTAGGCTTCGTAGTCGTCCCGGAACCTTTCGTCGTCGTCGATGGACTCGTAGTCGTAGTCGATTCCAAGGAGCTCCTCAAAGGTGGTGCCTTTCCCGGTGGCGGCTTCCTTGGCGAAGTCCTCAGCGTTTTCCTTGACCCAAGCTTTGAATTCGGAATCCGTCATGTCCTCGTTCTCGATCTCCACTTCGTACTCCCATTCGGCATCTGCCCAGGTGATGGTCGCTTTGGAAATCCGCTCCTCTGCGTTCCAGTCGCTCTTGCTGGCCTTTGCCCTGCTTAATGCCTGTGCGTAGCTGATCAT